TCTATAAGTGTAAGCTAGTCCATCCTGTAAATTATCAAGCATTCCCTCAGTCATCTGTTGTGCTAAAACTTCAATCTTAGTAAGTTCTTGGATGGACTGTAAATGCATCCTTACATCAAATTCTAGCTTTTTATCTCCAACGTCATATGAGTAGTGCTTCTTAAAATAATGCTTTACATCACCATTTAAGATGGTATTCACAGCATTCTGGTTTTCATTGAACGACTTAGTGTCAAAATTGTATTGAACTAGATTTTGAAGCTTTTGAAGTTCTAACTCAGTTTTGTCTAATTTTGCCTTTGATTCAGCTAATTGTTTCTTTAGTTCCAACACTTCGGGACTTTCTTCCATACTCCCCAAGTCAGTAACTTTGCCGTTACCTTTCTTGGATTCCTTTTTAGCTTCTTCGGCCTTCATTTTCTTAATAATTTCTTCGTGTGATAATGCCATAGTATAATTACCTCTTCCTTATTTAAGTTATATCTCTATTCTAACAGAGCCATGCTCTCAAACATTAATATAAAAGAAACTGTCAATAAAAAAGAGCTACAACTAAGTAGCTCTTCTTGATTATGTCGCTATTAAGAAATACCAGAAGCGGTATTGAATTGAGAGGTTGAGTATCCACCATTCTTTAAGTTACTTGAAGTCAAGTAGTATAATTGTGCAGATTCACCAGTAATATCGTTAGCCCGATAAGTTTCTGAGTAGGTGTTAATTGAGCATCCACGATAACAGATGATTAAGGCACCAGTTTGGTTATCCTTAACATTAATATCTAAGATATCAATCTTCAAAACATCTTCACCTAGAGCAGCAATCTTCTTATCAGACATATTACCAGTACGTAACCGATAACGTTCAACTGATACCGTACCCGTATACTTTAAGAATACGTGTTCATGTGGCATGATTGAACCAAGTTCATACACACCTTGGGTACCGAATGAGCGGTCACCAGTTAATGATTGAGCACGACCAATAACTTCGTTCTTAATCATGATATAAATACGGTTACCGGTTTCAACCGTTTGCTTTGCAAGTGTTGCCATATAGTCCTAACCTCCTTATTTTGTAGTGTCTGTTTCAGTTGTGCTTGATGCCGTGTAGTTAGTGTAGGTACCATAGACAACAATGTTATCCATTGTTTGACTAGGTGCTGCTGAGAACACAACGTAGGCAACGTCACCGCTAATTGAAACTGTGATATCTGATTCTTTGTAACTGGTAATTAAACCATTATCAGAACTAGCTTCATTGAATAAGAAGCTAGAAACCCCAGCCTTGATATCATCGGCAGTTGTAGTCCTGATATTGGTACCAATAAAGTTTTGTTCCAAGTATAGCTTCAAATCGTCAAACAAGAAGTCAGTAAGTTCTCCTAAGCTTAAGCGGGACTTAACTGGTTCGTTAGATGAATTGTAAGTAGTAACATCCTGAACAAATCTGTAACCACCAGTAGCGTTACGGTTTACAACCTTCTCGATAGAGATAACACCATTGGAGTTAAGAGTATCTAATTGGTCACCAGTAAGTTCTTGGTCAAGACTAACTAATGAGATATACTTGTTGGTTAATGCACCACCAATTTGCAAGCTAGAAGCGACTCCGGCGGCATAAGCAGCCATTAAGTAGGCTGGAATATGCACGTTAGCACCAGACAAGTTTGCATAATACCCTGATTGACCAACCAAATTAATACGTTCGTCTTTTAAGGATATCTGACGAGAAATCATTTCTTCGGGCTCTTCATTAAAACCACCACCAACAAAACCACGGTAGTTATAACCTAAATCGGATTCTTCATCTAAGAATGCTTTTAGTTCGGCATGAATGTTTTCTTGGTCAGTAAGTGCTACAATATAGTAGGCGTCATTACCAACAACATTCTTAAATTTGTCAGCCCAGCTAACTGGAACTTGACCAGTTGAGCCACCAGTTAAGAACGTCTTTTCAAACGGTTCTGGAAACGCCTGAGTTGATGAACCAGCAGTTACCGTAGTAGTAGTAGTTGTTGTTGTTCCTACTTCAACACCTGAGGGGGCAACTTGTGAAGCAACTGACAGTGTTACATAGCTGTCATAACGTAAAGCATGAACAGCATCACCAACTTTAGCGGTAACCGTAACTGGAGCAGTCTTGCAATCTACGGCAGGGTCAACAACATCAAGATACTTTGTTTCAACAACCGTAGAACCAACAACACCAGCACTAAAACCAGACACAGCGGAAATGCCTTGTAATAAGTCTGCCATTGTTTGATAGGAGTGTGAATGCAAGTCAAATGATTTAACTTCTTCTAAAGCATCAATTGATTGACCGGTAGCTAACGTGAACTTAGAAGCATACCCATCAGCACCCTTTTCAACTGAATAGCCAGCAGCCGCAGCAGTACCTTTGTAACTCAGAGTAAACATTGAGCCAATGTTTGTGTATACCCTACTGTAATTCTTAGGGTCATACGTAACAGTAATACGGGGAGCTCCGGTAATTACATCGTTGTCAAGTGCAATACCAACCCTGTTAGCATTGTCACCAAATACCTTAGAGACAAAAGATAATGCGCCCTTTGTTAAAGATGCTTGGGTTGCATCCTCAGCACGCATAGCGTAGATAGTACCCCCACTAGTTAATGAATCATTTGATGGGTCCCATGCTAGTTCCATAGCGTTTACAAGGTCACCTGAACCAAAGGTACCCTTAGCCTGTGATAAAGTATTAAGTGTGTATACTTTAGTAGGGTCGCCATCAGATGCCGAGCCAATCATAAAGATGTTCTTTTGCGAATCTGATGCCGAATTTGATAATGCGCTGTCATCATAGTTAGTTTCAACGTGAGGACGACTATCATTAAACTTAGGATAGATGCGCTTCATGTTTTCTGAAACAGAAACTGTTTTTGCCATTTAATTTACACTGCCTTTCTTATTATGCTAAATATTTCTTCAATTTGTCTAAGAAGATATGTTCATCTTCCACAAGAACCTTGTCTTCCTTAACCATTTGAGCTCTGAAACCACTAGCACTAATACGGTTAAGCTTTGCAAACTTCTTAGACTCTAGCGCAGACTTAATGAAATCATCCACTGAGTACAAACGCTTATGTTTAGCCTTTTTAATATTTGATACCATTATTATAGCCCCCTTTGATTTAATCTTCGATATTAATGCCATTTAACCTATCACCGGCGTCTGACATGATGGATTGTGTAGTCTTATAGGTTATCTCTGCTCTACGGTAGAACAGTTGCTGACTGTAAGAAGTATCTGTAGCACTGTTTACTTCTTCGATTAAGTCAGAACCGTTAAGTGTAATGGTAGGTAAATAGAAATCATCATTGTCCTCCAATGTTTTTCTAAGATATACCATAGTTGCCAATAAAAGTACCGTTAAACATTTTAGAGTATCTTGATTTGTTGAGCAGAAATCAATTGTGTACCCTTCAATCAGGTTAACCCCATAACGAACAACATCCTTATCTTTCATTATGTTTCCATTACTATCTGTTCTCATTGCTGAATAATATACAGTAATGATAAATTTAGTATTTAGGAAAGGTAAAGGGGGCAGTTCAATTCTGTTTCCTGAAAACTTAAACTCTGACGACCCAGATATTTCTGGAATGTTAGATAGTGAGAATATTGGTTTAGATGTTTCAACATAGTATGATTTAGTACCATTAACTTCATCTACCGACACTGGCAAGCGTTCTTTTAATTCATTGCCCTCTTGGTAGCTAGCAATATTGGCTTGCACGTTACCGATAGATGAGTTATCTACGTCTTCATCGGCGCCTTTAAACTGAATTAATATAAAAGCTTCTTGTTGCTTAACATCTGGAAATGTAAAGGTTACTGGAATCTCCTTACCTTCTGCACCAGCATATAATCCATAAGTATTCATAAATGGATTTTTAATGTCATCAGGAAGCTCACTTAATATATCTTCACTAGTAATATAACGACTGGATAGAAAACCATTCATAATTGACTGTATTTTGTCTTGTAAGTAAATTTCACCGGAGTTTATTGCCATTCAATTGCCCCCTCTCTATAGAATATTGTTAGTCTGGCTTAGGTATTCATCAACATGGTTCTTCATGATGGTTGAAATATATGGAGCTAGTTGTTCAATTCCGGGAGTTTCTTCATTTAAAGTTTGCCTTCCAACTATCCATGAGTTTGGGTCAGACTTATTTGAAACTGTTCTAAACTGAATATAGCGTCCACGCTTACCAGAAGAGCCCCATTTTACACGGGTAACATTATTAGATTTCCATTTATAGGCCAATTCTGGAATGGTTGCGCTTGGGCTAACACCTAGTTTTTCTTGTAGTCTAGAAACGTCTCCTTGACTAGAAGTTTCACCATAGTTTGTATGACTAATAGTATCCCATAAGCTTCTGCCATAAGCAGAACGTAACTCGGGAGCACCCCTCTGGATTGGTATAACCATGTACCAGCCGCCATCTTTGGTATGCTTAGCCTTTGACGAACGGGCAAAATACGGCTTCAAGTCAATAAACTGTGCACCTTGCTTTTTGGCTTCATCTTCTATCAATGTGTATGATAATGATAGAATATTATCACCAACATTAGATACATTAATAGAGCTATCTTTAGTCTTAATCCATTTGCTTAAGTCATCACGCATATTTCGCTCAATAACATTTTGATTAATTGTCCTAGTAAACAGGTCTTTAAATTGATTAGTTAAGTCAGCCATTAGTATCACCAAAGAAATCTGACATATCTGCTGATACCTTAGGGTCGGTTATCTGGGATAAGTTGTCATTATCATTAATAACGATGTTTGAGTCCGGTACAAACAAGTCCTCTCTACGAATAATCAACTTCTTAGGTAGCCTAACTGGAGTGACAGCGTTACCTTTTAAACCACTAAAATCTGCACCATAAAGGTCTTGATACTTAAGGTTTGTGTTATAATTTCCAACCATAGCAAGTTTGCCTTTGGCATTTGTTACATAGGCATATCTGGTTTCCTTAGTTATGTCGGCCACATAGTAGCGAGCATCTACTGAAAGTACCAATGATATGTTCTTACCTGCTAAGGTATTATCAGTAATAGCTAGAGTAGAGCTATCTTTGTTGTATACTAAGGTCTTAGGGTCAATTTTTAGTAATAACCCTTTACTATCTAAAGTATATGCTTCGTCAACACTATCTACTGAATATGGAATAAACATGCCCTTGGACATTCTAAGTGGTGTAGCATTAAAGGTATATGTCTGAGTAATCTTCATGTCTTTGATTGTAATTCTATCTCTAGCAGAAATACCGTTTTCAATACCGTTTTCAGTTAATTGTGGCGTTGCAATAGCACTACGAATTTCTTGCGAGCCATAGTGCCCGTTGTATACTCCCTTATCATCAGATTGCATTAGCATTCTTAGTTGATATGGGTCTTTAAACACAATTCCTTGACCATGACAAACTTTACAGTTTGGCTTAGGGGCATGTGTCTTAGGGTCGATACAAGGACATTGGAATGACTTCTCCCAATATACCTCTCTACCGAGCCTTTCAATTTCCTGTAATACTAAGTCTACTCTTAGCTCTGGCATCTTATTACGGCGTTTTAAAGGGTCAATATTAGTTACTGGTTTATCTGCCAAATTAACTCCCCCTTTCTACTTTAATTTTAAGATACACTATTGTATAATGATATTAGGCAATAAATCCTATATTTCTACCACCATAATATTCCATTAAAGTATTCTTAATATGCTTCATGTCTGCTTGCATTAGCTTAATATCTGCACTCGATGCTGTATTTTCAGCAGATTGAGTACTATTGACATTTGTACTAATTCCGTCTATACTTACATCGAAACCAGCAATACCGGCCCCAATAACGGTACGACCCCAGCGTTCAAGAACTTCAATTGCGGCATACTTTGCACAATAAGCAATCAAGTCGGGGTGAGGATAATAATCCCTATTTATTCCGTGTTGGTCTGCTGGTTGTGGAATCATACCAGCAATATAACTAACACCTAACATTTGTGGAGAAAACTGGTCCTGTGATACTGGTGGTACACCAAATGGATATCCTGATATTGATAAATAAGGCACTTGCATACTTGCATTAAAACCACCAGCTAATAAACTGGGCTGTAACTCAATTTGCCCCAAACGATTAGTTACTTTTATCCACCTATCTGGATAGTCGAGAATAGTTTGGTCATTCAAATACATTTTAACCTGCTTAACATGCAAAATGGGACGCTCATAAGTTCTAACATACATAAAAGAATCGAAGTCGCCTCGATAAAAATCAAGCCTGTCATAATCAAGCCTAGGACGAATAACAATATCAAATTCCTTCTCAGCCATGGCAAC